CTTGTCTGGCTGAGTTTGCAAAGTTATTGACCTTCGGAACTGCCGCGCCTGCATTAGTTCCTACAGACTTTAACGGGGTGCCTAGCTTCTTTGTTGATGCTGCTAAATCATCTATCTGATTCTCAGCTTTAACGCCCGCCTCGGTAAATTCATCAAGGGCATTTTCACCTTTGATAACTTGAGTCGAATCTACTTTAAGTTGGAGCGTTGCTATATCAGCCATAAGAAGCCTTGTTAATTCTACAAAGTAGGTCTACTTGATTAGGGCTTAATTGATACCCTGTCAAATCGCAGTAAGCGCTTAATTCCTGTAGTGAGAAATTAGGGCTTAACATGCAGTATATGTCCCAGACGATTACCATTGTATCAGGTAATTCAAAGGCTTTTAACTGGGCAGGACGTTTGCCAATTTGCTTTTCTACGTCCTTTAGTACGGCGCGCCTGCTTGCTTTTGAGCCTTGGTCATACCCTGACAACCAAAACTCATTTTTAGCATAAGCTATTAAGCTTTCGGCAGCGCCTTCATGAACTTTACGCGGTCAAAGATTACCTTCTCTAACTGAGCATAGATAAATGGAACCTTCCCATATAGGTCGGCAGCGTTATCTATTGTCAGTTCCACTTCTTTCTTATTGTATTTGACGTTCGTCCAAGACTTTGTAAGCGAGGCAAGTAAAAACTCACTTGTCTTTTCTTCTTCACTCTTGGCAATCGCTGTTGTCACCTTTCTGTACTGCTTGGAGTCTGAACTATAAACCTCAATCTCTATGTCGGTATTTTCACCTGTAGTAGGGTCAACAATGATTACATCGCACGTTTCATCTTGCTCGAATACTGATAAGTCCATTAAATTGGAGTCCTTTCGATAATGATATTAGAAAGCTCTGTTTCATCATAAACAGCCGCAATATCATAAGTATACGTTAGAGGGTCTGGGCCACTAACTGAAGTATCTGCACTTGTATACTTAATCTTAGGCAGGATGATTTTATACTGATTACCTGCACCGTCTAGCATTACAATCTCTAAATCGAAGTAAGTACCAGCGTTAAATAAATTATAAGCTGCTAGGTTTTCAAAGTAGATACCTAGAGAGCCAGTTACACGGCTTTTACCTTGAGCTTGGTCTACTGCTGAATCTGAACCTATGCAGAATAAAGCCTCATTACCGTTATCAAGAGTCACGTTAGCAGTTGTTACGCAAGCAGTAGAATCACTGTTAATAGTGAAAGTACCCGTGAATCCATCCATTGGCGCATTGGCAGTGGCTGGTATGTATGACGACCCCGCTATTGGTGAAGTGTCTGAATCCTGAGACAAACCAACAACATTAAAATCTAATGTAGTAATCGCGTTAGCCGCTCGGTCAAGTGTTAAGCCGCCAATCTCTACGCCACGAGAGCGGAAATAAGTAGTTAGGTCAGCGTGTAGGCGCTCGAATGTAAAACTTCTACGTTCAACGCCTGCCTTTAGCTGGTCGGTGCCTACAATCGGCGTATCAGTTGCCCAAGTGCCACCTAATGCAGCTTCAAGTAACTGATCAAACGCACTATAGCGAACTTCTCCGGATACATTACCGCCAACCTGCTTGTTACCGTTAATAACATCGGCAATCTGTCTATCAGCTCGTAAGGCTTCTGATTCCAAGGTATCACGAGAAAGAATAAGCGACTCAGTAGAGATAGGTAGCTTCTGGAATATTGGTGTTGCTGGTGTAGTGCCCGCCGTAACTTCGGCAATATACGAGACTTCTACATTTGAGCCTGAACCGATGGTCATGGCGTTCTCCTAATGAAAGAATAATAATTTATTGTGATTGGTATAATGAACCAAGGGCCATCATTAAGACCTTGAGAAATACCGATTGATTCGATTGTAACATTAACACCGTTATAAGTTAAAACAGCGCCAGATTTATACACGGCTGCTACTTCATCAGCCTTTGTGAGAGTTTCTATATTTCCCATGTTCTCAGGAAAGTATAATGATATTTGAAATACTCCTAGGTGCTGGTCGCATCCATCCTGACCTAAAGCGGTTTGCTCTGGCTGAACAGGTAGCAAGAAGCACTGGCCAAATGCACTGTCTACATTGGTAGGTGTATTTCTATTCTCGAAGTTAAACTCTATACCAAACTTAGAGTTATCAATGATTGGCTTTACTAGGGCATTATTTATATCTACAAAGGTAGTCATGACCAGCCCTCTTTTTTGGCTATACTAGCAAACTGTCTCAATGTTGTTCTTACCATTCCTGACGGAGCCTGATCTGACCGACCAAACTCCAGCCCTTCAATATATGGAAGGTTGTTTGTTAGGAAGTCCAAACCAAGGTTAATAGATATACCTTCTAGTTCTTTTTGTGCTCTAGGCCCTACGCCGCCTTTGGTTGTCTTATCTTCTTTATTAGTAACTTGTGTACTTGGTGTTCCAGCACTAACAAACCAATTACCCTTAGCTCTACCAGTCTTAACAGGAGTCTTTTGTATTACCTGCTTGAATACATTAAACACAATAGCTCGCTTAGCTGTGCCAATCTCTGACTTAGTCTTATTAGCGTACTTTGTTAAATCGGCTGTAAAGGTCATTTTCTGCACTGGGCCTTTGTTATCAATCGAGTGTCGCCAGTCTTTAACGGCATAGGCCTAACAATCTGATACTTAACACCATCAACCGTTACAGCATCAATATTATTAACATCTTGCACGCCATCAATAAGAAGCACAAAGTCCCCTTGCTGTATCAATGTTCCGTCAATATCAGAGCTGCTAAATTCAAGCCTAACAGCATTAAGGGTGATATCTTCTGTGGTATCAGTATTAACACCTGTCAAGGGGTCGAATGAACCAGAAGTCACCTTGTGAAAGGTAGAAGGTGCTCCAAACTCGTTTATAAGTCTGGTAGCTGTATTTGCTAGCCCTGAGTAGTTAAAACTCATCTAATAGGCTCCACAAGAAGCCCACCGCCAACTTTAAGCAGTGGATCAATGTAAGTATCTACCTTAGGATAAGTCGGAGCGTATAGAGCGCCGCTGCCGTCTTGGTATTCCACTTCAATCACATCAACTTTTTCTTTCTTGATGTTCTTGCCTGTGTTCGGCTGAATATCACCGCCGGATAAATTAACCTCAATAGCCGCCTGCATTTGAGCGTTTTTAAGGTCGTTAGGTATAGACGCGCCTGAGATTGGATAGCCATCAATATACACAGGCTGCCTAGGCCATTGCAGTGACTGATCTGAATAGGTTTTCTGGCCTTGGAATGATGAACGGAAAGACTCGGTATAGTCAGTGCCTTTGATTAATAGTACCTCCCTGTCAGCCTCTAAGACTGGCAAGGTATAGCCTCGCAATAAAGCGAAGTTATCCAACTCTGCGACAGTAACATAAGAATTAGCGTTTGGAATGTTTGTGCCGTCTTCAATTACCAGCATGTAAGTAACCCTTAGTAGGTGTGTTGATTATTTTACTCATTGGCCAGCCTCTTTTTATCCTATTTCTTATAGTGTGAACGCTCTTATTATACTTTTCACAATAATCATTAACCTGCATATCAGTCCCGTCAACAGTAACGATTATACTATTCCTTCTGTTTCTAGACTGCTGCTTTTTTGTTGCCCACCTGCAATTTTCTTTTGTATAGTCTCCATCGTTATTGATTCTATCAAGAGAGTGTTCAGGAGAAGGGGCGCGCCCCATATCTTCTATAAACCTCTCATAATCAAACCAATCACTATCAACCTTTATCCCTCTCCCCCCGTAATTACTGTAATGACTACTGCTTTCTGTGTAGCACCTATACAGCATATTACCCCATATTCCGTACTCTTTTGACCTTGAGTCGTTGTGAGTGATGTCAAACTTTCCGCTTGCAGAATTTCTACTCCCAGCTACTTCTCTGTATTTTCCCATAGTATTCACCCCTACTATTCACCAAAATAAATAGCGACAGGCTGGGGTGAATCCAGCTTTTCAGGTTGCAATCCCTAGTCGCAAAAACCTAAAACCTTTGCATGATAGTCACAGTCTATTACTCTAAAGGTTTTAATTGAAATAGATAATAACACGGGGCCGCTACACCCCGCAAATTACTATATTTACCTTTGCTCTACCACATAATAGCTATCAATCTCTGCGGTAACATTGGCTGTACTGCTTTGATTGGCAACCTCTAGCTTTATGTAGTCATTTTGGTCTAGTGTGGTATTTATATTAATACCAAAGAAAGCAACATCTCGACCACCTACCAGACTATTAACCTGTCTAGATTGATCTAAGACTACGCTAAAGCTTGACGCTGAGCTATCCCACTTACTAACCCTGAGCGTAAGCACGTTATTTTGAGTCGAATCCATAAGAAAATCAGCGACTACCTTATATTCTCTAGGTGTATTGCCTAGGTGCCTCAACTGGTTTCCTGCTGGGTTATCAAAGTGCTGCAAATCTGAGGTAGTCCATGATGCAGCCAGTACATCCTCATAGACTCCAATAGTGTTTATTGTTGTAACGCTCTCAGTAGTCACTACGATAGAAGCACCCTCAAAAGTATTAGGCATTCCATTGTTACCACTCCAAGAGCTAACGATATCTGACTGGGTTATGTTTGGCGTTATATTTGTATCTGTAGCATCAAATACACCACCCCTTGTTACTATCGCACCCTCTATCTGTAATGTAGACGGGTTTACAAAGTTAACATTAGAGAAGTCAAAGAAGTTAGCGCTAGCGGGTAAATCTATGTTCATATTAGACCTGAATCTAGAGCTCATTAAAAAGCCTGCACCTGCTTTAAACAAACTATAGGCCCCGTCCTCCATACCCCTAACTATGGATGTATCAATGAAGAAGCCACCAAGCCAAGTGCCTGCCAGCGTTAATTCAGGCTTGCCACCAAAGCGCCCCGTTCCAACCTCTAAACCTTGACGGTAATCTGTAATCACGCCGAGAGATGAGCATTCATTATAATTGATTCGGGCAAACTCAAACGCGTCAAACCCTGTAGCCGATGTAATATCATAAACTTGAGAGCCAGCCCCTGTTACTTCGACCCCGTAATCTTTGCCAAGTAAGTTACCCGACCCGCCAACAGGAGAAATGAACATTGTATAACCAGCCGCGCTTGATAGATTCAGCCCGCCTACAGGGACTGTTATCTGCTGCGCACCCATATCAATGACGCCATCAATAAAATACTCCTTTGTTGCGTCCAGAGTTCCTGATAGGTCGCTTGCTTGCGATACTGTAACCCTATTAACAAGACCGCCAGCCCCACTATTTAGTGTCGCTGACAATATATCTCCTAGCAATTCATTCCGTATAGACATTTCAATTTCTCCAACGTCAGTTATGTGAAGGTATTAAAGGGCTGCTAACCAGTCTCTAAGCAATTGGTTTCTGTTATCAGGATCGGTAACGGTACCACCAACAGCAATAACTATATCGGCTAGAATTTCGTTTCTGTCTCTCATGAAAAAGCACCTTGTTTTATTAAGGTGAAGGATTATGCAAAGGAGTACAAAATGAAGGAGTTGCCCCGAAGGGCTATGAAGTTAGTGAAGGAATGAGCCGCGACTCAAATACTGGCGCCCTTCACAACACCAGCTTACAAAGTGTAACACAAAAAAAGGGGCCGTTAAGCCCCTTTCTTATTTAGTCATCCACCTTATCGGCTTCAGGCTCTTTAACCACTTTCTTTGATGGCTTTTTCTTGGCTTTGGCGCCTAAACTAACAGCCTTCTTAACGTAGTAAGATATGCCATCAACCTCTTCACCTTGCCATTTCTTCACCGAACTAAAAGATTGAGGGGTAACTAATGTCACACCCTCTTTCCTATCAGCTTCAGTGAATGACTCTTGAATCAGAATCATACTTACACCTTATAAAGTTGTGACTTTTACGCCTGCTGTATCTTTAAGGCCTAAGTCAGTTACACGAGACCAGTTACCAGCCAGCGCAATGGCTGCATCGTTTGGCTTGGTCACTGCTGTATTCCAAGTGTAGCCTTTAATGCCAATACCAAATGTCGCTTCAACTTTTAGCAACTGCTTGGCATTAACTTCACCTAGCTCAGTAGTGTTATAAGCTCGGAAGTCACCTTGATCTTCTACAGCAATACCACCTGATACTAATCCTAACTGATGATAGTTTTCAGTACCCGCATTATCGAAGTGCAAAGCGTCCGAGTCAGTCATGATTAAAGGACGGCCAAAACCATCATCCATCACCTGAACCGTGCCGAATTCAAACAAGCGGTTACTGTTAGCTAGTGAACCAGCGTAAATGTCAGTAATAGACTTAGAGTGCATTACCCATGCTGTAAGAGCTTGACGACGATCACCAAACTTACCAGCGCCTTGGTTAAGGCTAGCAAGAGAGGCTACAGCAGCCGTCCCATCATAGGTAACATCAGCAGCAGCAATCGAAGCTACAGCAGCAGCAAGAGAAGAGTTTAACTGGTAAGCCATAGCACCTTCTGCCATTGCCTCACCAAATAGAACGCCAGCTTCTTCTGGGTTGCGTTGAGTGTAATCAAATGCAGTATTAGTGTAGCTGATGTTAGGCGTACCCATACCAACCTTAACTTCTACCTGTAGCAATTCTGCTAGAGCGTGCTCAGTAGCGACTGCTGTGCTTGCTGCGTCACGGTTGCCAACTAATGAAGCTAGGTTTTCAAACTGAGACTTAGACTTAAAGTCACCAGAAAAACCAGCTACGCGCATTTGAATAGCATTGTTTGATGCAGCATTAAAGAGCATCACGTTTTGTTGATAAGTAGTAACGAAAGAGTTGTATGCAAAATCGTTAAATACTTGAAAATCACCTAAAGCCATTTTTTTTACCTTCTATTGTCGTTTTGGGGGGTTAGTTCTAATATGATCTGCTTTTTCGGCAAGAGTCATATCTTTGTATGGTTTATTTGAACTAGCAGCCCCGCCACTATTTCCGTTTTGAACTTTGGCCCCGCCGCCGTTCGCTTTTGATCCTACAATTACCGGAGCAAAAGCAGGGTTTGTTCTAAACTTTGTCGATAGGTCGTCTAATGTACTGATAGTTAGACCACCATCTGAATCTGTCACTTTAACTACGCCGTCTTCATATCGAAGGTGAGAGCGTAGGTGTGGCTCAAGTAGGGCTGCGTTATCACCGCCTAACTCTGCCGCCATCTTAGATACTACTGCACTAATGGCATTATCTTCACTGGCTTTATTGATAGAGCTTAACTTCTGCTCGTAAGCGCTTAGCTTCTCTTCATAGCTCTTAGTGATTGATTCAATATCACCACCTTTCTTAGCTGCTTCAAGCTTTGCCGCTTCTGTTGCCAGTGTAGCCGCTGCCTTAGCTTCTTCTGCTTGCTTCTTTTCGGCTAGCAATGAATCCTTAGCCGCCTTTAATCCTGCTATCTGCTCAGGACTTTCATAGCCCTCATAAGTCTTAGCTGCATTAGCGTTAATCGCTGCAACCTGATCTTCTGTAAGGCCTTCAATGCCGTCTGTTAGATTCATTCTTAACCCTATTAAGAAAATTAATTAACCATAGCCCTGCTATAGTTTCCACCTATTATAGCAAATATTAAACAAATGCAAACCTTTCCCCTATAAAGGTCTTTTTGTTCCATGATTCTCGTGAAAGCCATACTTTCTTTCTGCCGACTTTCTTGTGCAAATAGCCTCAAACTTATCGGCACTAAGACCAAGATAAATTTTTACCCCGTCTACCTTAATCTCAACAGACCATTTTCTTGCCTTGTTATGCCAGTACACACCTGAAACACCACTTTTATTAGTACACCTCAGCTTCTGGTTCTTTGCATTCTCACTATTACTGACACTTCTTAGATTTGAAATCTTATTATCTAGGCCGTTACCATTTATGTGATCTATTTGATCCGGCCAGACACCATAAACATAAAGCCAAGCCAATCTATGTGCCAAGTGCTTAGTCTTTTTTATACCGATGGATATGTAAGAGCCTGAGTACATCCCTTCACTAAAGACCGCTATACATCCAGCACTCTTTCCTGAGTATCTTTTATTGAAAGTCTTATTTGAATGATTATTTTCCGGTCTTCTTAGCCATGTAAAAATACCAGTGCTTTCATTGTAACTTACTAATGATAGTAATTCTGACTGTGTGATCATTTTGAATCCTTGGTTAGAGGTGGTCTTGATGTTGCGGAGGCTAGAGACCAATCTAGTGTTCAGGAGCAACCCCTATCCGCAAGATGATTATATCATTATTCTCCACTCAATCCAGCTTGTCGCCAAGCGTCAGGATTCTTAGCCTCTATCTCTTTTAAACTGAGCGCTTCCCCAAACTTATCAGAAGTAAGCTTTCTAAACTGCTCATTAGATAGGCCTCCCTTACGGAATAGCTCGGTTTGAGTCTTTCCTAATACGTCTTGCTGGAACCACTTCGGCTGTCTTTCTAACCACTGGTAATAAGTCTTAGCATTAGTTTGTTTTCCACCGTCTGCGCCTTTACTTGCTCTAGTGCCTGCATCGCCAAATATATCAAACTTATCTTTGACTACTGGAACGGCGGATGACCTGCACCCTAGATGAAGTGGCGGGATTGGGCCACTTCCAATAGGGTGAACCTGCCCATCGTTAAATCTGCAAATGGTTGTTGTGCGATTATCTAGAGTAGCCGTAAATTCCCAGCCTTTGAGAATATCCTGATTAGCTTTGAACGTGCTCTGCCTTGCTACACTGCTGACATGATTGGTTGCTGTTCTAGCAATAGTCTCAGCGCTTCTACGCGTAGCAATCAGCACGCCATCATTAAAGTTATTCTTCTTAGTGCCTCTAATGGCTGTGATCATATCTTGAATAGTGGCGCCAGAATAAAACCCATTACGCACAACACCGTTAACCCGATTAACCTCATTAGGTGTAAACCCTTTGATTAGGGCTTGCATGAGCTTTGATTCACCCTTATCGTTAATCTGTATAGGCCTGACATTGATAGCCGCCCATACTTGGGCAGGTGCAGGCGTGACCACATCACGACCTACTACAGCTTTATCCAGTGTCTTAGATGTAAATTGTGCCTCAGAATCTGCTATCTCCTGCATATCACCTATCAGCTCTTCGCCCCATTCTGAGTAATTAGCGCCTAGCTCTGCTCTAAGCTGTCTAATTATCTCATTCATGGTTTTAACAGTGTCTATTCTATCGCCATAGCCTGATAGGACATTTCTGATAATCCTATCTGCTTTCTGTAGAAAAGGATCAAAGGTTTTAGCCTCATGGGTCGCTAAACCCTGAAGCCAAATAGAGTGCCTAATCAATGCAGTATCAAGAAACTCATTCGCCATCTAAGTTAATACCTGAGTCGTCCATTTCTACCAAGTCGTCTATCTCCTCATTGGTTCGGTCAAGCACACCAATCTTACGTTGGTAATCTCTCACGTCTTCTTTAGAGATTAGGCCTGTCTGCCAGCTAGCGACCATTTGAGCAAGCATCTGAGGGTCAGCCATAAACATGGTTAAGTCAGTAGGATTCTTAAACTCTTCTACGCTAGCGCCTTCAAATAATCCCATCCAATCAAGCACGCTAGAGTAAGCATCTGTTACATTATCAATAACAGACTGTAGATAGCTTGTTTCTGACTGGTTATTAATTGCCGCTTCTGTTGCTGAGCTAAAGCTCTTATCACTAATCATCTTGGCGCCTAATGCAATCATTTGGGTCTGTTTGTGCTGCATGGCTTCGTAAGACTGTGAGTTAGGCTGCGTCTGAACCACCCCAAACGATTCACCAGCCGGAACCGGAACTATTGAACCTGAGCCTAAGTTAAGCCCTGCATTCTCTCTAGTCCAATTCTGATCTACTCCACTAATCCAAGGCATAGGCTGACCACATAACCATGCGCTGTTTTCGTAATCAGCTGAGTTAATGTAATGACCTATGTTAAGGCTAGATATGTCGTAAACCGTTGACTCATCAATATGTACATCGTTGTTAATCGCACCGACAAATTGAAATGGTATAAAGTTCAATCTATTACCGGAGTTATCAGTGGGATAAAACGGGCCCTCAACTATATCTTCCTTGTCATCATATACAGCTAATTCATATAGACCATCAACCAATCTAAGCACTCGGTACTGTTTAACGTCTTCAAGGTCATAGCCATTTTCAGCGCGCTCTTGAATGCATTCTTCCAATACAACTAGATTAACCCGTGTATCAGCGCCTACACGCTCTTCACCCCAATTAATAATCTGGTCAGCTTTGTACAGCGTACAATATGATCGGGCAATGCCTTGGTTGATCTGTTCCTGTGTTACTTCGCCATCAGTAGGCGGGTAATCCACCAGCAAGCCACATCTAGCGTGCTTAACTGTCAACTCTACACATCGTTTATACTGCTGTGACAATGACATGCCAGCCCCATCTATATCGTTAACTGCAAATTGCAGGCCTGTATCAACCTCTACAATCAAAGGCTCTTTAGTAGCCATTCCAACCAAGCCACCAACGGTACGAGATACATAATTATAGAATATTGCGCGCTTTAAGTAGTTAACATATCTAGCGGCTTGCTCTGCTGTAAGGGCTTGATAGTTACGGTCATATATTTCGTAATCTTCAGTATGCTCAAATGAGCTAGACGGTCTAGGCTGAGTACCATAGAAAGGTAAATAGGTTTCGCCTCTACCCTTAACTTGAAGCTGCCCTTTCTGCGTATCATCGACAATTACCCAGCGAGGCAAGTTATCAATATACTCTTTTCTTTTAAATTCAACGCCCATTAGAAAGCCATCCCTATTCCTGTTCTTGCTACAGGTCTGTTTATTGGATATGTCTTAGCAATGTAATAGCCCCCAGCATCATTACCGTGATCATCATCTTTTGTCTTATCTGGCTGCCCGTTATTATCGTATGCCTGTTGCTCTAAGCACCTAGAATACAATGGACAAGCCTTAGTATTTACATAGTATACCGTATCACCATTGGCATTACTAAAAGCTGCATTCATGGCGTTTATACGGTCTTTTACAGCAGGGTTAGCAGCATCAGCTATCACACTGAATCTAGCATCCTTTAGCAGGCTTATATCCGTGTTACTTGCGCCTACTGTCTTCCTATTCTTTCCTGAGCTATCAGGATAAACATATATTCTATGCTTAGGGTAAAGCTCTTGTATTACGTTAATCATTGCAGGCGTGTCGTATATATTCATCAGCTCTGCAACTGCGTGTGAATCCTTACCCCTCTTAACGTGTACAACCGCTGCCATTTTACCCACGTTAAAATCCATTCCTATGTGAAGTGGCTCATTAGGCTTTATCTCTTCAGTAGAATCATTAAGGCGCCTATCAAATGTATGGTAAACAGTCCCGCTCGTAAGGTTTACAAACTGACCATTAATATAAGCCTCAATCAATTCAGCTGGATAAGTCTCAAATAGGGATTCAATGTAGTCATCAGGTAAGTTAGCTTCATTCTGATACGTACTAGCTTGCATAAACCCATACTTACTACCACCAAGCTCTACAAAGCGCTCATATGTAAATCTAAACCCTTCTGGCGTAGTTGTAACATCTATACCATTCTGGCAATCAGCCCACCTTAATCGAGCTATGATCTTCTGCCATGCTGCCTTGGCCTTATCTGCTTTCAGTACATCCAGTTCATCAACCAGTGCACGACCAACTTTAAACCCTACTATGTTAGCTGGGTTATCCATTGTCCTGCATATTGTAGTTCCGCGGTAATTAGAGCCTACATAGAAATCTACCTCTTTATCTCCTGTCTTTGCTTTAGTCTTCATGCCAAACATATGGGCAACTTCATCAGCAGTAGGGTAAAAGATGTCTCTAATCAGTGGATAGGTAGGTGCAAAGTAGCCTTGGTTAACCTTTGGGTGTTCTAGGTAGTGAACACACTGAGATGCGCAACCAACGAAAGTCTTCCCGCTCCCAAACCCCGCAACAAAGGCTTTAAACTTCTGGGGCATAGAAAGGAATTCGGTTTGAGGTACGTTAAGATTTACTTGCATCTAATGCTACTATTTGAACTTTGATAGGGGTTGCTACAGAGTCTTCTGGATTTTCTTGCTCTGGCTTATCATGCCACTTGAATCTGTTGGCAAAATACAACTTAACTAAAGGGGCGTTTACTTCCTTGGAATACATCATTTCTTCAAGCTTATCCTCCCATACAGACTGAGAAAGGTCTTGCCCATGCTTTAATGTGTCCGAGAATTCTTCATTGTCTTTTGCCCACAAATAGATTGTAGACCTTGCCACACCTATATGAGCTGCAAGCTGGACTATGGACTTACCCTGCCCAAGAAACTCTAAAGCCGTTTCATTGTATTCATGCCTATAGCTTGTTGGTTGTCCACGTAACTTAGGTTTATCTACTTCACTCATAGGCCCCGCCTAATCAATGATACCCAGCCCTGCTAGGTTGGTTATATATTTCTTCCATGATTTTCATGGAATCCGTACTTTCTTTCTGCTGATTTTCTGGCGCACATAGCGTCCCATTTATCAGTAAACCTTCCTAAATGAACCTCAAAACCCTTAACACCTATAAGAACCCTCCATTTAGACCTTGCCTTATCCCACCTTACACCCATTAGTCCGGATGTATTATTTGATGGGATCTTTTTATTTCTGCTATTTTCTAGAGCTGATGCAACCCTTAAATTTGATATCCTATTATCCTTTCTATCTCCGTTTATATGATCTATATCACCAATAGGAAATCCGCCGTAAACATAAAGCCATGCCAATCTATGCATTAGATACCTTTTGCCATTAATCATGGAATTAATATACCCGTGAGTACTAAGACTATTAATCTTATCGCCAGCCCTTGTATTTACAGCTCCATCCTTAAGCCTAGTGAACTCTCCAGTATCTGGATCATAATATACATATTCTTTTAGTTTGGATTGAGTTATCAATGCAGTACAGTCCATCCAAGCCGATTCTGTATTTTTAATCTAATGCTTAATATATCACCTACAACATTCTCAACCAAGCCCAGCTGGATTAAGTCAGATTCTAGGATGTTTAGACTTATTAGAGCCGCCTTTAATTGCATTTCATCTGTACAATCAGTTGCTAGCTGTTCTAATTCATCTAATAAATTATAGCATTCCATTTATGTATTATATCATATCCGCTTGGTTAATAGGTATTAGCTATTAAGGGGTCGCTGGGTAGAGGGAGAGAGAGCATAGACCGCCCCAGCGTACAGTATAATTTAAATCGTTTGTTTTGCAGCTTCTAGTAATTCTTTTCTTGCTTCACGTTCTCTGCGGTTCTTGTCCCATGCTACAAATGCATGAACGGCTGCTATTGTTAGGAATATGATTTGATACCAATTATCTGATACAAATCCACCTGCAAGCATTACAAAGTATAAAGCCCAGTCATTTACGGTCTGTGGGTTTGCGCTTGTAAGCATCAATGACCGCCTTTATTATTGTATGTGTCGCTAAGGTCGCAAATGACGCGCCTAATACTAGCTCCAAAATCATAAACAAATCCATCTGTAAGGCCCCTAGAGCCACCCTTAAATAGCAATATGACAGCCAGTAACCACCCTAAGATAGACGTAATTAGTGTTGTTGTATATGTGTTGTCTGTTATTTGGATGAAGTCTACAACCGTTGCAATTGCTGCAAGCGACCCGACATAAACTGAAAGCTTTTCTTTTGTCTTCCAGTAGTGTGCAGCCGCTATCATTGATAGAAGGCAATTTAACGCACAGAAAATTAGTGCTAGCTTCATACTAGCTGTGTGGTGAATAACCGCTAACCAAGCTATCCCCATTATTAATGCAGAATAGACAGCCATGTCTTTGCGAGTAATTAAAGCGATTAATCCAACCGCTAAGATATTGAGCTGCCATAATTCCATTATTAAGCCTTACGCTTCTTTTGCTTACTGTTAGTGTTAACGCCAGCGCCTGCAATCTTAGGCGCTTTCTTTTTAGCTTTCTTACGTGGATTTGAAACAGCCATTTCTATAACTCATTAATAAGGAATAGCCTATTTTAACACGTTAGCTTTATATTGCTAATCTAGTTGTTTATCCGGCCTTCTTAATCTTTCTATCAATATTTGCG